CCCGCCGTATTGATTATTCTTGTTCTGCGCGATAGCGGCGCTGCCGTTCGCGCTCTTTTTTATTGCGGCACGACTTGCACTCGGCCCGATGACCGTCTGGACTTCGCGCAGTCTTGCCGGTGTACTTGTGGAACTGGGATAGCGGCTTGATGCATCCGCAATTACTACAACGTTTTTCTTCAACCATTTCTAAAATCCTCGATAGTGCCAACCTGCACACTATACCGTTACGCGACCAATTCAGCAACCAATAAATCGCAGTCGGCTATCGTGTCGATAACGCGAACGTCAGCACCGCGGCGGGCCATACGTTCATGTTCGCGCACCTGGTGCGGCTTCGGTTTGCCTCCGGGGCGCTTCACTTCGACGAAAACTATTCTGCCGTTGATGATGATAATCAGATCGGGCGCACCTGCGCGCCCCTCCCATGCCAGTTTGCGGCAGAATCCGCCCACCTCTTTCACCCGTCGCATCAGGTGACTTTGAATCTTGCCTTCTGGTGTCATTTGGTCTGCAATTCCACGTTACGCAGACGAAGGTCTACCGGTATATCCGATCGCACGGTTAGTGCCAGCGCCAGGTTTTCAGGCGTGACGAGTGCCGTAATGGTCTTGCCACGTTCCAGTCTAATGACGATTCGAATCTCGTCATTGTCCGTCGCGCCAGCGCGCATAATGCTCATTTCTGCTTTCATAATCTTACTTCCTGTACCTGTACATAATGTCGCCTTCCGCGGCAAGCGGGAAGCCTTTCGCCCAAACAGGCAGGTCGCACATCAGCGCGCACAACTCCTCGGTTGTGTAGTCGTCAGTATCCGGCACTTCGGTTATCAGTTCATCGTGTACGGACAGTACGATCTCATATCCCGCAGCTTCAACGCCAGGCATGGACCATGCGAGGATATCGCGACACAGCGCCTGTACGATGTTTTCCGTGAGTTTGCCGCCGTAGGTGTACTGGAAGCCCCACTGGCGGGTCGTCTGATTCTCGCCCTGATATTTAATGCGGGTGCTGGTGCGTTTCTTGCCAGTATCTTCGTCGATCTCGGTAGTGACAGACAGCGCAATGCCCGGATAACTCATAATACGCCCCGACGGCAACTCAATTTTCAACCACCACCCCGCGGCGTTCGGGTCGTCGCGTTCCTCGTCGAAGGTTGGGTCATGCTTCGCCTTCGTGCGGACTATCTTGAGCGCTTTCTTACCATCCGGGCGAACGTTCGCGCCAGCCCAGTACGCTTTGCCAGGATTGCGGATTGCACACAACACCGCGTCCTCAAGCTCGGCCCAAAAGGCTACCGTCTTCGGGTGGGCCTCACGCCACATGCGTTTGATCGCGTCGCAGGTCAGCCAAACGTTTTTAGGCAGTATGTAAGTCGGGCGCTCGTCCTTCTTGCCCGGCTTCGGCGGTCGCTTCGCTTCGTTAATGCGGGCGTACTCATAACCCCGTTTAGCCGCTGCCCAAATGTGATCGGGGAATGTGCCCTTCATGACGTCCGCCATCGCGTAAAGGTCGAGGCCCAGGTTTTTAGCGAACTGCAAGAACGCAGCCACGCCGCCGCCATAGCCAAGTCCCAACTCACACGCCTTACCAATCTGGCGTAGGTCTTTGCGGTTGGCTTTAATGTATTCCGGGTCAAGGCCGAACATCTTACCGGCAGTTTCACAATAAATATCGCGACCGGCCCTAAACACCATTAGCGCGGTTTTCTCACCAGCGATCCAGGCGAGGCCACGCCCTTCCACGTTAGAATAGTCAGCTACAACAAACTTCTTACCCTTAGCCGGAATAATGCACCCGCGAACGGTCGAGGCCGTTAACTTCGATATGTCATACGCCCAGTGTGCAGTCCCGCGTAACAGGGAGTTGATGCCGTTGGTGAGCATGTGCGACCGGACCCAAAAAGCGACGTCGCTCTCGCCTTCGCGGCGCTTAATCTTCCCTTCGTGGTCGTCGCTGTACTCGCCGCGTGCCAGGTTTTGCGGCTGGAAGCCTTTACCGGCCCAGCGTAGCGTGCGCTTTGCGCCGCCGTACTGAAGACACCCACGACGGCGACCATCGGCAGACAGGCCATTAACGAGCGGATTGTATTTAGTCGATGCCGTTGATGACGCGCCGAGGCGCATTTCGATAAGCGCTTTGCCTTCGTCGGGGAAGTCCGGGTCTTCAAGAAGGTCGTTAAGCGTGGATTTTTGCGCGTTGTGGATCGTGAACGCCGGGGCGATATCACGCAGGATTGGCAGGAAGTCATTGCCTGTCAGCTTACCGCCAAATCGCTCCCAGGCTTCTTCCTTCAATTCTTCCTTATGCGCCTGTACCGCTTTGATCGCGGCGTTCGCCAGGTCAACGTCAACGTAGAAGCCGCGGTCGTTAATCAACTGGTCGATGAGCAGGATTTCATCTTCCTTCGGTGAGTTGCCCCAGTCCGGTATGCGCCAGTAGACTTCACGCATGGCAACAATATCCAGCGCGGCATAGCGCAAGAATTTGGCCCATTCTTCGGGGTGCGTCTCGCGTGTGTAGCGGCGGATTTTGTAGGTCTTAGGGGTGGGCTTACAGAATCGTTTAATCAGCGCCTTGCCTGCCTTATCTTTCGCGTGCTCTGCGTCAACGCCCAGCACCTGGCACTGCATATCGAGGCTACCGGGCAGCGCGTGGCGAAAGGCCATAATCATGGTGTCTTCGATCTGGCTTACCGGCAGGTCGATGCCCCACTTCTCGCGGATAACCAGGCGGTCAAACAGGAGGCCGTTAGCCATCACTATTTTTGCTTTCTTGCGGGATACATGGCGGAGCGCCTTGCGCAGTTCACGCGGCATTGTGGGGGATTCAGTGCAATCCCATGTCTGCACGCGGCCTTCGTCGATGGCGTAGGTGCAAATCATAATCTCGGTGGTTGGGTGCTCTGCGTAGGCGTACGCCCCCACTTTCTTCAGGTCCACCCCGCTAAATGTCTCGGTGTCGAGAAACAGACGTTCGAAGTCTTTCATTGCTTTATCCTCACTACGGCGTCAGCGCTGCCGATCATGGAGAAGATGCCGTCTGACAGGGTGATCTCTTCGCCGTTGTTGCGAATCTCGGCAACTGTGAAATATTCCCCCAGTAGCTTGGACCATACTTTCATCCCGACTTTTACTTCGCTGGCTTTAATACGCATTTTTCATTGTCCTATTAAAAAGCCCGCATTAAGCGGGCTTGAATAGTGGGCTTTGCCCTTAACGGCGGCGACGTTTGCGTGGTGCTTCGTCTTCGTCGTCGTCCTCATCTTCGTCATCGCGTGGCTTACGACGTTTGCGAGGTTTTTCATCTTCCTCATCGTCGTCGTCATCGCGGCGCTTGGATTTCTTGGACTTGCGCGGCTTGTCATCTTCATCATCGTCATCACGACGTTTTGACTTCTTAGCCTTGCGCGGTGCTTCGTCTTCGTCGTCGTTGTCCAGGTCTTCATCGGAGCATGAAGACCCGCCACCGCCGAAGGCTTCACCGTCATCACGGAAGCGTAAACCCAGCAAGCCAGCACCGAGTCCCTTGCCGTTGGTGTTGTTCCACGCCCAAATATCAAGGGACACGTTGCAATAACAACCGGAGTAGATCTCCTGGCCTTCAATCTCGTCGCCGTCGATGGTCAGACCTTGTTCAGTCTGCTTCTCGCCGAGTGACGTTTGAATGATTGGTTGTTTGAACGATTTGGCGTTGATATACAACATGCCTTCGAATTCTTCGGTTACTTCATCGCGCTCGTCGCCGTCGCGCACTGCGCATTCCTTAGAATCCTGGGCGTAGTGGCGGTCCATCCACTTATCGGCATTCTTCTCGGATTTCAGCTTGTCGGTGAGCACTGCGCGCGCTGCCGCTTCCACTTTGTCCACCTGCGGATCTTCTTTATCCAGAAGAATCACGGCACGGTATGCCGGTTTTTGTCCATCCTGTTTAGGGGTATCACGTTCCCAAATTTTCAGGAAGCATACGCGCACATTTTTCAGGTTGACTTTAGCCATTTTCCAATTCCTCATTTTCACATGCATCGGGGTTATTGGAAGCCACCCCGTTCGGCTTGGTTGCCAATTTACTTGGTTGCGCCTAAGCGGTCAAGCATTTTCATTAAAAAGATTTCTGGTAACGTAGTCGGTAGCGTTCTCGATCCAGCTTAACGGCGGGCGGTCGATGTTCGTCCCCACCCAATCGACGGCAACTTCGCTATAGCCGTCATCCAGCCAGCGGGTCGGATGCCGAATCATCCACGCCACCATTAACACGCCTTGCACGCAATGCAGGATAAAGCCCAGCGCTCCGAGCAAAAACATCAATAAGATTGCGAATACTTTATTCATTGCTTAAGTCCTCGTCAGTAGCTTCCGACCACGCAGGGCGCGGGTCGTCGATTGGTGCTAACACCGGTTTGGCAGGTGCGCGCGTGATTTTATCACACAGCTTCGCCCACACTTTCGGTTTTTCGTCCTTCAGTACCTTCTCGGCATCCGTAGGGCTGAGCAATGTTTCTTTGTACATCACATCGCGCTTGATCCGGGCCTTCGTGAAGATTTCAATAACTTCGCTCTCGTCCGCCCACTTACGGATCCCTTCCTTACCGGCAACCATCTTGAGGCCCAGCGATTCGCCATCGCCCGCCATTACCGCTTTGAATACCGCGGACTCGATAGCTTTGATGTGCTGGCGCATTGCGTCCAGGCCTTCATAAGCCTTGCGCAGTTCTGCGGCGGTCATAGCGCCGGGGGCCGCTTCTTTCTTGCCACGCTTAGCACGTCGTGCCGCTTTGCGGGCTTCGCGGGCCATATTGCGGTCGTGATTGGCGCATTCTTCCTCTGTCGCAATACTCACGTCGTCGCCCAGGTCTTCGTCTGTTGCCGTTGGTGGGGTCATCGTGTCGATTGCAGCCTTAGCGCGGGCGCTACACTGATCCGCAAATCTGCACCACTGACACGCATCAACGCTCGGTCGGAAGTCGGCACGGGTTAGTCCCTTTTTGCCGCGGGCGTACGCTTCCAGGGCGGCGATAGCACGCTTGGACGCAAACTTCGCGAATATCTCCAGGGCTTCTACCGAAATATCCCACTCCGACGCCCCGCCGCAATACGGCTGGAAGATAACCAGGCGCACGGTCGTAATGTCGTACATGGTTTTCAGCTTGCGCAGCAGGCCCAGCGCATACAACATAAGCTGTTTGTTTTCTTTCGCCTCGACCTTATGCCACCCAGTCTTCAGGTCGCCAACAATCAGCATGTACGTACCGTCGGTCTTCTTCATGACCATGACCATATCTGCAGTACCGAACGTCTTAACCCGGTTGCCGTCGATCTCGTAGTCTGAGTGAAGGACGCGGGTCAGATCGGCGCGCATCTCAAGCTGGACAAACTCTGCCACTTCGAGGAGCGGTCGCCAGTGGTCGATGTACGCATCGCACTGTTTCACCATGTCGTCGTTGACCAGTACGCCGCCTTTCGGCGCTTTCGGGTGCGCCTTTACTGGCCCCTTGCCTTCATTCTCGACGTAGCACCCTTTGTACGTCTTCGCGGTTATCATCTTCTCACCGGCAATGATGCGGTTGAGCACGACTTCAGATACGGTGTGCATACTCGTACCGTTAATCGCCGCTTGCCCGGATTCGTTCGGGATATCTTTTTCCACCACCAGGGCGGCGGGGCAACCCATCCATTTTTTAGACCCGGACGGGCCGAGTAATGAATGCTCCGTGTTGCTACCGGATTGCGTTTTACGTTTTGGTTTAATCGCCATTATTCCACCCGTGTAAACTGGACAATTACATATTTCACATTAGCCTTGCCCGCTTTTTCGCCGCGGCGCTTAACTTCATTTTGTGCGTCCGCAAAGCAATTGCTTTCGTTGGTGTTTTCAACAATAAAAGAGCAATGGTCGTCTAATTTGTGGCATGTTGCCAGGACGAAGAATTTCATTATTTTGTCTCCCAGCGGTCAATTGTTCTTGCTTCTGATGCAACGGCGAAGCGAACATATTCCAGATTGGAATCGGCCCAAATATAAAAGTCGGGATTAGTAAAGGTGGTGCGCTTAATTTGCGCGGGGGTGTTGCGGCGTTTGTCTATTACAGCCACGCGCGACCGAAAATTGCCGATGCGTTCGAATAGCCAATAATATGGGCGTTGGTCGCGGGAGTCCACCGCCTCGATTAGCGTGAAGCGTGCCATTGTCTCGTCCTCTAAAAAGAGGCCCGCTAATATGCGGGCCGGATAATATTAATCTTCACCGCCGAGTTGTTTATAAACCTCGTCCGGGTCGTCGCCTCTTTCTTCGCAGAAGGCGGTGAATGCCGCCCAATTTTCTGCTATGAAATCGAGCATGATTCTCATTTCATAGTCCATGATATTAGTCTTCCAGTTCGAAATAAGTCTCGACGATTTCTTTTAAATCTTTGTGGAAGTCTTCGACGTCGTCGTCTTCCAGCTTGGCGATTGATTTGATCTCGAACGCTTCCAGCAGGTCGTCAAATTCGTCGTTAGCATCGTCGTCATCACCACCGGCGATAATCGCGGCATACTGTTTGATTTCGTCGCGCATCTCTGCCAGCGGATCGGCATCTTTCTTACCTTTGCCTTTCGCCGGTGCTTTTTTAGCCTTAGCCGGTTTTTCGTCTTCGGCGTCTTCGTCGTCGTCATCTTCTACGACTTCTTTTTTGGCCTTACCCTTCGCCGGTGCTTTTTTAGCTTTAGCCGGTTTTTCGTCTTCGGCTTCATCGTCGCCATCTTCGACAACTTCTTTTTTGGCCTTAGACGGCTTCTTGTCGTCCTGCTTACCAACGGCAGCGCCAACGGTTTCATAATGCTTAGCGATGACTTCCAGTGCTACTACGCCGCGAGTGATCAGGTTTACGATTTGCTCAAACATGGTATATCTCCGATTGGTTAAGTTTAGGTGTCGGCAGTTAACTTCGTCGGTGGCCTTAACATATTGCCAGGTTGCGCGTTCTCCCGTTCGGGTAGTGGACCTGGTTATATAATCACGGTTGGGAATCCTGACACTTCGATCCGGCCCCTGCGTTGCCCCTCTCCAGTTTGCGTCCTGCATCCTGTCGACGGAGTGAATGATAGATTGGTTGCAGGATGGGTGTCAACAACTAATTTCAAAAAAAAAGCGCCGAGGCAAAATGCGACGGCGCTAACCAATAAGAGACAATGAGACGGGAATTATTATTACACGCGTGCGCGCCCGTTTCAATATCCAAAGGATTTGACACCATGCAGTTTTAGGTGTAGTTTCGTTGGTCATTAACCAACAGGAGACTGAATTATGAATATCAAAGAAGCAATTGAAGTGTTATCTAATGCAATCCGCGGCGAAGCGGGTAAATCCTGGTATTACACAAATGCGGTGGATACTCTGTTATTTGAAGTGTCCAGATTATCGCGTGCTGAGAAGGAGCTTACCGCGAAGCTGGAATTGCTCAACGGCACGGCAGCAAGCAAGCTGCAAAAACACAATGAAGAAATGGAAGAATACAAAAAGCAGGTTATCCGTTTGCGCAATGAGGGAAAGTCATGGGCAATGATCGCCGAGTTGACCGGAATTAATCAGAGCACAGTGCGCTCCTGGGTACGCAATAATAAAACTTCAAAGTAAGGCAACGGCAATGAGCTTGATTAAATTCGCTGTAACACGACCCGCTAAAAAAGGCGAAAAAGCCAGGGCGGAAAACTTCCAGATGACTACCGAAGAGTTTTTCGAATTTATCAATGATGCGAAAGAAATCTCCTCGGTGCATATCAACAAAACGGAAGATAAAGCGGAGTATGCGCGCCGCAAGCGTAAGGCTGATGGGATTGTGGCTTATACCAGTGACGGATTACGCCGCAAGACCAGTGCGGTGGATCGCTCGATCCTGTTCTTCGATATTGACCGTACCGACACCCGCACCCTGCGCCGCTGCCGTAAGGCGTTCATCGACGCGGGACTGGAACATGTATTTCACACCACAACCGGCGATCGCCACCCGCTGAAAGGTGGCACGCGTTGCGCTCGTTTCCTGGTGCTCACTGACAAGCCTGTACCGGCTGAAGACCTGGGCCGCGTCCAGTATGCACTATTACACCAACTGGGCCTGTCAGATGTGGACTTCGACGATTGCACGAAAGACACAAACCGCCTTATGTACCTGCCTCACCAGCAATCGGTTGTTAAGTGTCACTACGGCAAACGTGCCCGCGTCCGTCGTCTGCTTCGCCTGGCTGATAAGCTGGGAGTGGAAAAAGAGGAAGTACGCCGCGAGCTTACCCATGGCGACGACGCAGTGGCAGACGGCATTCTGGACTGGTGCTTCCAGGCCGGATTCGAGGAGTTATCTTCTGGTCGCGGTTATGAAGTGCCGTGCCCGAACGAACATCTGCATAGTGGCGAAGGGTCCACCGCTATCATGGTTAAGGATGGCGAGATCCGTTTCAAGTGTATGCACACCGGCAACGAGTGCTGTTCCGAACTGAACAGACACCAGCACCTGGCGCTACGTCTTATCGGGATCCCGGACCACCTGAACGTCGAACCGCACAACATGTCACGTAAGCAAATCGCCGCCATCCTCCCAGGACTGGACGACGAGGAAGTGGAATCGTGCTATGCGCATATCGTTGATGCGGTCGGAGACGGCGACGAGTACGGCGGATGTACGGACGCAGACTTGGACAACGAGCCGGTTGCACTGTTCAGCAAGCACGACCCGATCATCGAGGGGTTGATTAACTTTAAATCGACCTGGTATCTTGCCGGTGAGTCGAACATCGGTAAGTCGTTCTATGTGCTGGGGCAAATGGGTGCGGTTGCCGCGGGGATTCCGTTCGGCGGCGCGAAGGTCGTCCAGTCTCATTGCTTCTATTTCGACGCGGAAGGTGGCGAAGCCTCCAACCAGCGTAAGGAAGCATTGCAGATTAAATATGAGCACGACCTGGACAAGCTGCACATTATCGATCTGCAATCACGCGGCTGGGATATCACCAGCAAATCCGGCTTGCGTGAAGTTATCAGCTTCATCAACCGCACCGCTAACGGCGAGCCGGTTGGCCTGGTGGCGTTCGACTCACTCAACCAGACTGTTGCGCTGCGGTCCGCCGATGCTAAACCGTTCGACGAGAACAACGCCAGCGATATGGGTGAAGTGGTCAAAGCGCTGAAGGCCATTGCGGAAAATACAGGCGGCAGTGCGGGCGTCATCCACCACCCGGCGAAGGGTGCAAACGGCAGCAGATCTCCCCGTGGGTCCGGCGCGCTGCATGGCGCTGTCGATTCTGCGTTCTTCCTCGAGCAACCGGACGACAATCAGCCGGGCCAATTGAACCTGTATCACGAAAAGGCGCGTAACGGCATCAAGCAAGCGCCGCGCGGCTTCGTCCTGCTCAAGTGCAAGGTTAAGGTGGATCTCCGCAAGTCCGAAGCGTTCGAATCACACCAGTCCACCAGCACCGGGCCTGACTTCGGCGACGTGGTTGCCGGTTGGGACGTCAAGCCAATTGCATCCACGCCACGCGACGAGACTCTTTATCTCGTACCTGTCGCCCTGGCACCGTTCGCCATCGAACAGGCGAAGGCCGCGGGCAAGGCCGCAGTTAAGGATGAGAACGCCGCAGGACCGCGCAATGAAAAAGAGAAAGTGCTTTATGCGGCACTGGAAAAACTGATGGAAGATAACCCGGACCATACCGGATTCAGTAAATCGGCAATTGTCCGCCAGGCGGGATTGGCAAAAGGTGGCACATCGACGAAGGCAATAGACGATATGGTGGAGCGCGGCGTGCTCGGTTTTTATACAGATCCGCACACCGGGGCCATCTATGGGTCGTCGAATATCGTCATTAAAACGAATATACCCATCACGCTTTCTGCGACCGATGACGATCTGAAAGATTAAATCCTGCGCGCATTGGTTGCCGGTATGGGAATTCCCATATCGCTAAAAGGTTAAATTTTGCGCGCATTGGTTGCCATTTTGAGTGTTTTTATCGGGTCGTATTGGTTGCCGTGTAGTGTAAATATAATGAATAGTTATGCAGTTTTATTGCATAAAGTAAGCGGGACAGAAAGCGGGACAAACAAGGGGCGGGACAAAGCGGGACAGCACCCCCGTCCCGCCCCGTATGGCGCGGCCTGGAGAGGAGCGGGACAGGCGGGACAACCCCCAGTCTTTCAGACTAGACGGGGGTCAGCGGCCCCCCTCGTCTGAGACTGAATAAAATCCGGGGATTGCAAAATACACGGCAGCATGATGCGAAGTGCGGTCGCGGATGAACTAGGCAACCAATGCGAGTTGCATTATGCGAAGTGAAAAATGCGGTTTGCAGTCACAGCAGATAGCGATCAACTTTTTCATGCGCGTGATTAATATTGGTTGCGTTCCGCCTGGCACCTTGCTATATTGGTTGCACCCCAACATGAGGACTGAACAATGAAAGCGATTATCTGGAATTACGCAATGGCTATGGCGGCGGCACAAGAAGCGGCGGAGTTCGCCGGTGAAGGAGCGGAAGCGGTCGAAAGACTATCGGCAGCGTGGTCCGTTGTTCGCGTCACGCAGCAGGCCATCGCTTGTATGCTGGAGCGCCGCTTCGACACGATGGCGGAGATCCAGCCACTGGCGAACGCAATCCAGGACTACGCGCTTGCATTTGCCCGTGAGCGCCTTGCGTATCGCTTCGGGATCGGCGAGACGGCAGTGACAAACGTCGCCCGGATTAAAGCCCAGCGTGAACTATTCGCCCAGCTTGCGAAATAAGGGGCCAAAATGAGCCGTTGACGCAGACTCGCTACTTGCACCAGTTCGCAGCGCAACACGATTTCAGGGTGCGGACTTCCTTGCAACCAATGGGAATTCGTATTACATTACGCCGGAAGCCCGCCGTTGAGCGGGTAGGCAAACACTGGAGACTGAGCAAATGACGCCAATGCAAATAACGCTAATGGCAGGGTATTCGCAGGAGTTTATCGACCTCGTATCCTGCTATGACGACTACACCCATTACGGCATCGCTACGGTATGCGACGGCGACAACCTTACAGCCGACGAGCTTGATGAGGTCGACGACTACACTACCGAGGAACTTTGCGCGCTGATGTGCGGCGTGCCTGTATGGGCGAAAGAGTCCCCACTAGCCGCAGACGGCGACAACATGTACAGGTACAGAAAGTAAGATTATGAAAGCATCGATTAGCAAAACATTAAACTTCCCCGCAGCACGGTTAAACTTTAAGGAGACAGAACAATGAAATTACTATTCCGCCGTAAGCACGATGGCCGTATCCTGAAGCCGATCCAAACCCTGGATTCCCACGTCCGCTTACAAAACGCGGCTGGCGGTCGGGTGTGGTGGGCAAAGAAATACACGCTGCCGGAAAACTTCGACGTACTAACTCACGATATCGAGCGCGGCGATGTGCTGCGTGATATTCGCGACGGCGGATTGTGGGTCGTCGAGTATGTCGGCCGTCATGGCCTGCGTATGCAATCCCGCAAGGATGGCGTAGTGGGTAACATACAGAGGGGTATGACGTACTTTGGGCTAATCAACTACGAGCGAGTGGGGCGCAAGTACAGCCTGCGCGACCGCCAGCCTCATGAGCGCGTTGAGTTCCGCAAGTCGCAGCCCGCGTATGCCACTTACGACGCGAGCAAAGTGATGGAGCCGATCCGCCAGGCCACGCGTGAGATAGTCAATCGCTTTGATGCCGTGACGAATGCACAGCGCCAGGCGCGGGAATACGGTGTGGGATTTATCCGTGTCGAACCAGACGGCAGCATGAAGGCCATCGACCCGCGCTCGGTGATTATGAAATGAGTGCGTCTATCCGTGATATGCTCATGCACAACCGCTTTGAGATAGGCGGTCGGGTGTTTCGCAATTACTTCGTGGCGCGTGCATGGGCGCGCCATATTGGCAAACCGGAAGGGGCAATTCGATGCTATACGTCTTCGCGGTAGTATGTGGCGGTAGTCTGGCGGCCCTGGTGCTGTTGGCGTCGGTTATTAGTCTGGTTAAATACCTATGGGGCAGATTATGATTCATGATGTGATTTATTGGTTTGGTTTGATCTGCGGGCTATGCCTGCTTACCGCGGTGCTGTTGGGCATCCTGATGTTCGTCGTATGGCCTGCAGTGGAAGCCGCCAGTATTACCCGCATGACGTTCGAGGTATACAAGCGCCGCGGGATCACGGAGCACCCGACCAGGTTGCGCATGTGGTGGCTGTGGTATCGGGATATGATAGGCGGGCGAACATTCGAGGCCGTCCGGTCGAGTGGATGGGAGTGGAAAGGCGTCGGCAAGTGGTCCATTTTCGATTAATTATGCAAGCGTGATATAGTCCCAGTGAGATAAAACTTACTGGGACTTTTTTATGGATAAGCTAAACGAGTGGTTATTCGCCCTCGCATGTCTGGCTGGCGGCTTCGTAGGCGCACGCATTCATGGCGAGGCTACGAAAGGGCCGCTAAACTTCGTGTTATATATCGTGGTCGGCTTCTTGTGTGCCGTTTTTGGCGCTCCAGCGATTGCCGAGTGGGCGGGCTTATCTGGTGAGCGCACTGTCGCCGGTTTGGGGTTCGTAACTGCAATCTTCTGGATGCCAATAGCCGCCCGGATCAGGGAGACTATTGAGTCGTTCCGACTTCCGGGGGCGCAAAATGATTATCTCCGTCCTGTTGTTTGTTATCATCGGGGCTTCGTCCCTGTTTAACGTGTATGCGCCGTCCGTCCAGGATGGCATTTTAGGCCGGGTGCTATATCTGCTAACGGCGATGATCTGCGTTATCGGATTGTTGCAAACAGGAGACGTATCTGACACCACCTGGACCGCGTTAATCTGGCTGTTTGCATTGCGCACGCTGCGTAATGCTGTTTTGAATGGGGTAAAACATGCGATTCAGTGACAACGGTCTACGATTTACGGCAGCATGGGAGACGTTTAGCCCGGTGCCGTATTTCGCGACTAAGAAAGAGCAGGCCCGCGGCCTGTACACCTGGGGTTATGGTCACACTGGCACTAACCCGCCTCGAAGCATTACCCGCGCGGAAGCGCTGGAGCTACTTAAGCGCGATGTGGCGTATGCTGAGGACTGGGTGAACAAATACGCGCATAATAGCATTAACCAGGCGCAATTCGACGCGCTGGTGGACCTGGTTATCAATGCAGGTCAAGGTCCGATCGTACCGGACCATATTGCCAATGACTTCGACGACGCGGTGCGCTTGGGCGACTGGGCGAAGGTCCGTGCTACGCTGCCGCAGTTCCGCAAGCAAGGCGGCGAAGTGCTTAAGGGTCTGGTACGCCGTGCAATCGGCAGACAGGCGTTGTTTGATGGTAAGCAGTGGGACGTTGCCGAACGAATCGGTCGTAACGCTGCATAATACGAGGGGACACGATATGTTAAAAAGTATTCTTGATCATAATGCGGACGCGCTTGCCGCACTGGCTAAAACCGAAGACCCAGGCGCACGCGCTATCATCGCGGACTCTATCAACCACGCGGGGGTCTTTGATGCGAAGCTGCCAAGCCCACCACCGCCGGAAGAACCCGGCCCCGCAGCGTAAACAATCAAGCCCGGATAATACCGGGCTTTTTATTGCTTGACTCGCAACCAACATAGGGGCCATACTGCAACCAACCAACGAGAGGAGTAATCAAGATGGCACGTAAAGATATTTGGGTATTGGCAATCTGGACCACCGCAGCTTTCATCGGCATGGTTATTTGCGAATTGATATAGCCCGCCGCCATATGGACCGTGGTATATTGTCCACGGTCAACTAATCAGGAATTAATTAAATATGCACCCGCAAACTAAAATTACCGATGAGCAATTGATCACAGAAATTCAGGCAGGGACTACGGTTAAAGAGATTGCGAAGAAATACGGCATTGCACTTCGAAATGTCTATATGCGCAAAGCCCGCCTGTCGAAAAAGGGGATTGGTCATGGCAATTATGCCGTGATCCGTAAGCGCGTTGCCGATGGCTTTGGGGTTAAGCGCGTATCGGCCCTGGTGCGCGGTAATGGCGAAGAGGTCATGTCGTGGGTCATCACTGAGCAGGACAAGGAGCGCCAACTCGAAGCTATGCGCGCTGTTGTCGAGGGTATGAACAGCGAAATCACACCGGCAGCGCCAGTAAACGCCCCGCCAGTACCGATCCAGGCGCTAGACTTGCTCAACCTGTACACCGTGTCCGACTTCCACCTGGGTATGCTGGCATGGGGCGAGGAGACTGGCGAAGATTGGGATATGGCGATCGCCGAAGACCTGTTCTACCGCTGGTTTGTCGAAGCCTTCGCCCGCGCACCGGACGCAGGCACTGCCGTGATCAATATCCTCGGCGATATGGCGCACTTTGATAGCCTTGATGCCGTCACACCGGCAAGCGGTCACGTATTGGACGCCGACACCCGATACCAGAAGTTAGTCCGCTACATGATCCGCATGGTGCGCAACGTGGTAGACCTGGCGCTGCAAAAACACCACAAAGTCAAACTGCTAATCGTCCAGGGTAATCATGACGAGTCAGGCATGATTTGGCTTGCTGAGATGTTCAACACGCTGTACGAGAACGAGCCGCGCGTCGATGTGGATACGTCCCCGGACGTCTACAAAATGGTGCAGCACGGTAAGACCACACTATTTTTCCACCACGGGCACAAAGCGCGATTTGACGCTATCGAGCCGGTCATGATTTCGAAATTTCGTGAGGCGTTCGGGTCCAGCCAGTACAGCTATGCGCACGTAGGACACCTGCACCACCAGAAGATTGTCGAATCGCGCAACATGATTGTTGAACAGCACCGCACGCTTGCCGCGAAGGATGCCTACGCCAGCCGAGGCGGTTGGATGAGCGGACGCAGTGCAAACGTGATAACCTATAGCGCCAACTACGGCGAAGTAGCGCGCTTAACCATTAGCCCGGAAATGTTGAAATGATCAGACAAGTATTCATGAGCACGCAGGCCACCCGCCTGAAAGAACTACGCAAGCAACTCGAAGGCTTGCGCCGATTTGAACGAACGGCAGCGGCAGTCGGAATGTCGATGGACGAGAGGATCGAAATACTGTCGCAAATACGCTACACAGAAGGCGCGATAAGAGAAGTACAAAGCATGTTAACCCGATACTACGGGCGCGACGTTTAAACCACAGAGGCCCACCGATTTGGTGGGCTTTTTTGTGCCTGTTATAATCCCCTTAGATGGCAGGGCCGTCTCTTATGTTGCCGATGGTCGGCGCATATGCACAAAAGGGCTTATATCATGGCAGAAATTAAAGTTAAAGGCCGTCGCGCTAAACTGGACGGACGAGTAGCAGTTACCCCGCGCCGTAAACCAGGCGAGCAAACCGAGCACACCAATCTCGGACCTGAAATCGAGTACGGAAAGCGCCGTAAAGGCGGCAAATGTGGACGCCCTACTGACTACCGATCCGTTTACTGCGACCAGCTTCGCCGCTATTTTGCCGACGCCGACGCATGGCAGGTCAACTACTCCGATAAAGGCGCTGCGCAAGTAATCCCCCGGAACAAAATGCCAACCTTCGGCCGATTTGCCGCTGAAATCGGCGTGGGTGTAGCTTGCTTGTATCGCTGGGCGCGTGCGCATGAGGAGTTTGCCGAGGCGATGGCGGACGCAATGGAGTTGCAGAAAACTTTCCTGATGGAAGCTGGCGGCGTAACCATCGCGGCGGGCTTCGCTACGTTCCTGCTTAAAGCAAACCACGGCGTCCGCGACGATGTACCGCTGGATGACGACGAAGATGATAACGGCGACGTAGTTGTCGAACCTTCCGGCAAAGGTCAGGGTGAATAATGCGTAACTATGCGGCAGAACACCGCGCACTGGAACGCGCGATCGCAAAGCGTAACCGACCGCCACGCCCGACACGCGTTGCGCAGGCCGTCCGCCTTTACCAGCCAGATTGCCTTCCGCACCAGGTCGAACTGCTGCGTGACACGAAGACTAAAATCCTCGGCCTGTGTTCCGGCTTCGGTGGTGGGAAGTCGTGGGTCGCAGCCCGTAAGGTAATCCAGCTTCTGACACTTAACCCCGGTCATGATGGCATCGTAACAGAACCGACGATTCCCCTCCTGGTTAAAATCATGTATCCGGAATTGGAAAAGGCATTCGACGAGGCGGGCTTCCGGTGGAAGTTCAATAAGCAGGACAAGATCTATAACGTGCTTGTGAAAGGCAAATGGACCCGCGTTATCTGTGAGTCAATGGAGAACTATACCCGCCTGATCGGGGTTAATGCCGCGTGGATTGTTGCCGACGAGTTCGATACCACGAAGCAAGACGTCGCGCTGGCGGCATATCACAAATTGCTCGGTCGTCTGCGTGCTGGCTTCGTCCGCCAGTTCGTCATCGTGTCAACGCCTGAAGGCTACCGGGCGATGTATCAAATTTTCGAAGTGGAGAAGGATAGCCAGAAGCGTTTGATCCGGGCGAAGACCACCGATAACCACCACTTACCGGCAGACTTTATCGACACGCTGCGCAGCCAATACCCGGCTAACCTGATTGATGCGTACTTGAACGGCCTGTTTGTCAACCTTACGTCGGGCGCGGTGTACAAGATGTTCAACCGGGAGGAGAACGCCAGCACCGAAGAAGTGCAGCCGGAAGACACGCTGATTATCGGCATGGACTTTAACGTCACGAAGATGGCGGCGGTCGTGTACGTCAGACGGCAGCGCATCACCGAAAACAAGGAGTTCCGCGACGAGATCCACGCAGTGGATGAATTTGTGGACCTGTTTGATACCCCGGCTATGATTGAGGCGATCGAGGAGCGCTACCCCGATCATTGTGCTGCCGGTCGTGTTGTCGTTTACCCGGATAGCAGCGGCAAGTCTCGCAAGACTGTTAACGCATCGTCGTCAGATATCGCACAACTGGAAGACGCGGGCTTCGAGGTGGAATACGACAGTGTTAACCCACCTGTGAAAGACCGATTGATCGCGATGAATACTATGATGTGCAACTCGAAGGGTGTGCGCCAGTATTTTGTCAACCTGGATAAATGCCCTACACTAGCGAAATGTCTGGAACAGCAGGTTTACGACCTGAAGAAAGGCGAGCCGGATAAAACCGCCGGTGTGGACCACATGAACGATGCCGCGGGCTATCCAATTGCGCACCTGTTCCCAGTGATTCGCCCAATCGCCGTTGTTCCAACTGTAGACTTCTACTAAGGAAACGACCATGACCGTTAACGTAGACAACCAGCACCCGCTCTATGCGCGCATCGCGCCAGAGTGGAAAATGATCCGTGACTGCGTAGCAGGGGAGCGCGCCGTGAAGGCGTGCGGCCCATTATACCTGCCACACCCAGCAAGCGGCGACACCACCGACCCTAAATCGCGTGCGCGTTATAAGGCGTATAAGCAGCGCGCCGTCTTCCTGAACGCCACCGCCAGAACCCTTAACGCACTGTTAGGCGTGGCCTTCGCGAAGCCGGTGAGTATTGACCTTTCCGGGGCAATGGCTGACCTGATTGATGACGTAGACGGCAGCGGGATGCCACTGGCGCAACTCCTGCGCGGTGCTATGTCGGAAGTGCTGCAATCAGGCCGTGCGGGCTTTATGGTGGACTACGATCGCCAGGCGCATTTTGATGAACTGGGTAACGTAGTTCCGCAGACAGCCGCCGAGATGGCGTCACACCGCCCTCTTATCCGCCTGTACACGGCAGAACAGATCATCAACTGGCGGCAGACCAACGGCGTCGATACGCTAATTGTGCTGAAGGAAACGGACGAAATCAGCACCGAAGACCCGGACGACTTCGCAAACCACGAAGTAACAATCTGGACCGAGCTTCGCATGATTAACGGTGCGGCACACGCCCGCCGCTGGTACTACAACGCGGACACGTCCGAGGTGCAAATGGACTTGCCGCGCGGCTTCACCCGAACCGACCTTGTACCACTGGTGGATGCTGCCGGTAACGCGCTTACGCAACTACCGTTTTGCTGGTGCGGTGCGGTGGACAACAACGCAACGCCTGACGCCGCTCCGCTGGCGGATATCGCATCCATCAACATTAAGCACTACAACGCCGAAGCGGACGTCGCCGAGATTGCGCACATCGTGGGCCAGCCTACCCTAGTTGCGACGGGCTTGACCCAATCATGGGCGGACAAGAACCTGAAGGGCGGCATTGCCCTCGGTGCGACTAAGGGCGTTATCCTGGGCCAGAACATGGACGCTAAACTGATCCAGGCGGAGGAGCGCAACTTGTCTGTTGCACTGTGTGAGCGTCGCGAATTGCAAATGGCTAAACTTGGCGCGGCCCTGGTCGAGAAGGGGACCGCACCTAAGACGGCAACGGAAGCGGCCTACGATGCGCAGACTGATAACAGTATCCTGTCACTGATCGCCGGTAACGTCGAGAAGGCTTTCAACCGTGCGCTGCAAATCGTCCAGCTATTCACGGGCGACACCGCCGACCAGCGTGTGACGCTGAATAAGTTCTACACCGAAATCACGGTTGATGCGCAGCTTATGACCGCGATGATGTCGGGTGTGCAGACGGGTACGGTCCGCCTGGCTGACTTCATCAAGTGGATGATGGCGCAGGGTGTCATCGACGACTCGCAAACCGTCGAGCAGGTGGAAGACGAATTGCGAAATCAGAATCCATTGCCTCAAATGTCCCCTGATGCGGTAGAATCTACCGAAGAAGACCCGGACAAGGTAGCGGACAATGGCGAAGACAATTAATCAACATTTGGCGGATCGAATGATTCGCCGTCACATCTTCACCCAGCGCCTGAGCAATGATCAGGCGCGGAGGGTGCTGGCTATGTGGGAGAAGTTCCGGCCCACTTTACTTGGTAAGCTGACCGAGTTACTTGATGGCAAAAAGTCCATGAGCAACAAGGCACTTACCACACTGTTAACCCAAATCGACAAGACCGTCAAAACGGAACTGCGCGCCGAGTTTAAAGTGCTGGCGGAGAGCCTTCAGGAGTTCGCCGACACCGAGGCTGATTATCTCGCGGACACACTAACGGCAGCGATCCAGCCCGCTGTCGCTGTACCAGCGGTTGAGGTGGTGGGTGTAGTTACGGGCGCGCAGATTGCAGCGACTGCAATGAAAAACCCGTTCCAGGGAAACACCATGATGCAATGGCCTGATTCACTTTCCGAGTGGACTAGGACGCAGATCGGCAATCAGGTGCGCGCTGGATTCATCCAGGGCAAGCCGACGATGGAAATTATCGCGGATGTGAGGCGCGCGCTAGGCGGTCGTAGTGCGCAAGCAATCTCAAGCGTTGTTAAGTCCGCGGTCAACCACTATGCGGCGACCGCCCGCGAATTAATGGTAAAAGCTAATGACGATATTCTCGAAGGTCGCCAATGGTTGGCTACATTGGACACGCATACTTCTCCCATGTGCCAGCTACGCGATCGCCTGTTTTATCCGGTTGATGTTACCCCCGACACCAAAGGAAAGCGCGGCGGGAAAGTGGTGGCGGGGTCACAATATGGCGCTGGTCCGGGCAAGCTGCATTATTGCTGCCGTTCGACGGAGACGTGGAAAGTCAAAGGTATGGAAGATTGGCCCAGTGGTAAGCGTCCGGCACTGAAGGCTGACGCAGGCAGATTGCTGAGTGAGCAGGTCGACGCGCAGACTGATTTCTTCTCATGGGTGCAGCGCCAGCCGCGCCATATTCTGGAGGAATTATATGGGGTGCAGCGCGCCGATCAGATTATGCGCGGCGTGAAAGTGCCGAAGATGTTCACCGATACTGGCGAACTAATGACTATTGCACAGCTTAAAAACCGGGGGTTATGGCGTGATTAAGTATGCAGCGATTGGGCTGGTTATCGGTCTGGTGGTAGGATTCTGGCTAGGTGACTCCTATCGCGCTGGCGTAGTGGCGGAGGCGGCGCAAGAAGCGCAAGCAGAAGCCCAACGGCAGCAAACTAAAGTTATTGAGCGCTCCGTGCAGGCCGAACAAGCCCGCGACGTAGAATACCGGACTATCACGAAAGAGGTTGTTAAATATGTTACGCGCCCTAACCGCCCTGATTGTAGTTTTGATGCTGAGCGCGTGCGGATCAAGCAACGTGCCGTTGATGCCGCTAACGGAGTCGGCACTGCGACCGCCGTGCAAGTTCGATAACCCGTCTGCGGACCCCGACGAAGATTTGATGATTGACGTGAAAAATATGGAATGCGGCGCGAAGCTAAGGGCGCAAGTGCTGGATTTGCAGAAAATAATTCGGGGGCTGTGATGGCCCCCTTTTGTTAGCGCTGAATACCGCAGATTTCGTTTAACGTCTTCACGTCCAGCGCCACCGCCGTGGATTTTGGCTTGTCCGGGTAAGGAATGAACTGTTCCACTTCAGGCCACGCCTTGATCAGCTTCTTATCGGTATTGTGCATATCCAGCACACCGGTAACGGTTAGTTTGAACGCGTCATACTTAGCTCGCAACTCGCGGCGGGACTTGTCGTTGCGATCCAGGCACTTACAGAAATCATGGTCCGCCGGGTAGTCTACGCGACCGCGCGGAAGATATATCGGCAGCGATTTTCCGTCCTCGTCCACTTCGCACACTGAAGCCAGCATAACTTCCTCGTACCCCGGTACGATATCACCGAGATCGGGAGATAGCTTGTTCATATATTTCTCTTCCCAGTATCCGCGGTGCAGGCGGTATCGGTATCCATCGCCGCTCAATGATACGGTGCGAACATTACCGCCTGCGTTGATATCGAATCCGGCGCTATAAACGCGGCCGATGCCTTTTGGCCGGTCGGAGTTATAGCTATACGTCGCCTTGTCGGTGTAAACGCTAACGCCATACATCTGCGACTGGTTATCGCGGATTTCTGCGATATATGCGCGTAACTCGGCGAACGTGCGAATGCCTTCCGGCATACAGTCCAGCGTAATGGCGTACGCCAAGTCGCGAGAGTCCATCATGATGGATTTTGCTTCGGTCGCGATTTCATGGTCGCGCAGGATGTTAGCCAGAATCTGGTTTTTAATGTCTTTTGTCAGTCTCATTAGTGTGTCCTCGTTGTTGGTGTGCAACCAATATATGCAACCAATACGAGGATTGCAAGCGAATTTTGCGATTATTTTTATCGCTGATAATATTAGAAGCGTGAAGTCGAGCGGGTGGCCTGCTCTGCCACAATCCCAGGGGGATAGCATGAAACTTACTAAAGCAGAATATGACGCGTTGCCGGAAGGTATGAAGGCGCTTTTTGTTGCCGATGGCGACGGGTATAAATCAACTTTCATGACCGCAGAAGAAGTACAGGCGGAAATCAAGGGTCTGAAAGACAACAACGCGAAGCTGGTGAGCGAGAAGAAAGCAGAAGCTGAACGCCGCGCCGAAGCTGAGCGCCTTGCGAAAGAGAAAGAGGAAGCCGCAGCGCGCAAAAATGGCGACCTCGAAGCAATCGACAAGTCCTGGAAAGATAAGTTTGCGAAACACGAAGCAGACACATCGGGAAAAATCGAAGCCTACCGCAAGCAGATCCACGACCTAACCATCGGCAGCGCTGCCAAAGACCTGGCATCGAAGCTATTCGGTAAGAATGCGGGCATCATGCAACGCCACGTAATGGACCGCCTGACGCTGGAAGACGGCGAAGACGGCAGCTTGAAAGTGCGTGTCTTGCAGGATGGCAAACCGTCCGCGCTGACTATGGAAGAGCTTGAAAAAGAGTTCCGTAATAACGCCGATTTTGCATCCGTCCTGGCTGGCACGCCAGCCGGTGGCGCGCCTAGCAAACCGACGCAGGTTGTCGAAGATGTGAAGTCGAAAATCACTATGGGCCATAGCTTCGGTATCACTGACCTTACGAAACAGGCGGGGGATATCATCGCGAAGATGGGCGACGACGAGTAAGCAGATCGCCCGCGAAAGCGGGCGATTTTGCTAGCGCGGAAATCTAAGGTAACATTAACGTCACTGGGCGAATGCTCACAACTCAAAGGATTTCGATATGTCTTTAACAGTGTTCCAGCGTAAACTCGTTACCGCGGTTACGCAAATGATCCCCGACAACCTGAACGTTTTCAACGCCGCCGCCAATGGCGCTGTTGTTCTCGGTACTGGTGAAGTGCTGAAGGATGTTATTGAGAAAATGTCCGTAGGCTTGATCGCCAACCTCGTTACCGACCGTAACGCCTACGCCCCTGTCGGCACTCCGGCAACCGCGAAAGTTCTGGCGCGTATGCTGACCAACTCGGTTAACCTTTCCGCAAAAGTGGGTCCGGTAGCAATCACTAAGGCTATGATGGCTAAGATCGAAACCAACGTTAACAGCGTTGCGGCTGAGATTGCGGCACAGGCTACTCAAGCGATTATGCTGCACTACCTGAAAGCTGGTATCGGCGCAAGTAAAGCGGCGATCGAAAGCAACGCAGCGGCAAAATACACCCAACCGGCGCGCGTTGACGGCGTTGGCGGTCGTACCTTCCCGACCCTGGCAGACTTCCCGCTGGCGGCTTCTAAGTTCGGCGATCAGGCGTCTTTGATTAAGTCCTGGTTTATGGACGGCGTTACCTGGGCAAACTTCATTGCGTACCAGGCACTCCCTTCCGCTGAACAGGTATTCGCAATTGGCGATCTACAGGTAATGGGTGATGGCCTGGGCCGTCGATTCATTATCTCCGATGCCGCTGCCGATTCTATGGGCGCTGGTAACATGCTGGGTCTGGTTCCTGGCGCGGTTGCAGTTACCACCAACGGCCTCGATATGCTGGCGCAGGAGAAAGGCGGTAACGAGAACATCGAACGCTGGTGGCAGGGCGAGTTCGACTTCAACGTGGCCGTTAAAGGCTACCGTCTGAAGGCGTCCGCTCGTACCCCGATCGAAGGTGTGCGCTCGTTCAAGCTGGACGATATCACCACTTCCGCTAACTGGGAACTGGACCAGGGCCAGGTAGACAACGCACCGGCAACCGTGCAGGATGTTGGCGCTGTGGGGGATGGCGATACTAAAGGCCGTCGTAAGACCCAGGCCGCACAGGCAGTGCCTACCCGCCACATCAAGGAAACGGCTGGCGTACTGGTTACGCTGACTGCGACTACCGCGTCTTAACGGGCGCAAATCCCAAAGGGGCGGGCTTATGCCCGCCTTTTTTATAGGAGTGAATACAATGTATGGCGACCCGCAAACCTTTATTGATTATGCCGCTGCGCGAGGCGTTGAAGTCACGCTGAGCGATGCAACGCGACACCTTACCATCGTTAATGACTTCCTTAACGGCATCAACTGGATCGGCGAACCGGCGGACCAGACAGGAATAGACGCATGGCCCCGCATCAATTACCCATCGGACGGTAAGCCGGTGCGCGACACGCTAACCGAAGTCGTGGCGGTAGTGCCTGCCAGGCAAATCGTAGACTTTGCATCAATCCCCGTTGCCGTTGAGCAAGCTGTTTACCGGCTGGCGCTGTTGGTGGCGGACGAGATCGATATTTCTCCGGTCGGCGATGGTAAAGAGACTATCCGCGAAACGGTCGGCCCGATAACGATGGAATATGACCCGGCGTCGATTGGTAGCGGGGTGTCGTTCCCGTGGTGGGATGGCTTGTTAGGGCACTGGGTTGATTCTGGCGGCAACGCCGCAGGCAATTTCGACGTATTCAGGGGGTAATATGAATCCTGCATTACTCGCGGCGATAATCGCCGCCAACACTAAACAGCCGCCGGAACAAGAACCGGAGCCAGAACCAGTACAACCGGCACAGGAGAGCGAAGAAGATGGCGGGCTTTAATTACGCAGGATTAAAGCGGAAAGTGAATCCGCTGATTAAAAAATTCGGCATGACCGTTACGGTTACGCGTCCGGGATCGGTTGACCGTGTAGACGGCGACGAAGTGGTAATCCCGCCAACGTCGTTTGACGTCATCGGTCTTCGCGAGGAGTACAAGCCTAGCGAGATCGACGGAACGCGTATCGTTGCCGGTGATGTGAAGTTTTTATGTCGGGCGGTTGAGCAATTGCGGGTGGGCGACCTTGTTAACCTGAACGGCACTGACTACCGGGTAGTCAACCCGAACCCACTGCAACCGGCTGGCACTACCATGCTGTTTCAACTACAGCTAAGGGGCTAACGTGGCTGAAGTCTACTCATTCGCCGCCACTATTGCTACGTGGGTGGATAAGACGAAGGAGAACAACGATAAGGCGGTGCGGGCGTACGGTATGCAAATACTCGGACGCCTTATTGATATCTCCCCGGTAGGCGACCCACGCCGGTGGAAGATTAACAAGGCCTACGCGCTTGCACGCGAACACGCGAACAAGGTGAACGCCGCGCAGCGCCGCAAGAATGGCGGCAAACTGAAGCGCGGGCAGAAGAAGCACGCCAGTGTGCTCATCTCATTCAAAACTAAAAACGGCAACGTCACGTTCCGCCAGCGTGGCTGGGCTGCGAAGAATTACACCGGCGGACGCTTCCGGGGAAACTGGCAGGTTACGTTCGACCGCCCGGCTGTCGGCGCTATTGACCGCGTGGACAAGGCCGGAACGGCAACATTAGCCGCAGGGCGTGAAGTGCTGGCGCATTACGATTCCGGTGAATACGGGTCTATCTGGTTTACTAACAATGTGCCGTATGCGCAGCGACTCGAGTATGGCTGGAGTAAACAAGCGCCCGCGGGGATTGTTCGCGTCGTAGCGGCAGAAATCAATTCGAAGGTGAAATAATGAGCAATACTCTAATCCGCAAGGCGCTTAACAGCGTAGTAGAAGAGTTATCGGTAAGCCTGAGCACTAGCACGCGCCCGATAAAGGTTAACTGGGAGAATGTGAGCGGAGACCACGCAAACGGCAGCGGTGTCTACCTGGAACCATATCTGCTTCCGGCCCCGACCCAGTTTGTGGGCTTCCAGCAGAAGGGCCGGATCTATGCAGGCGTGTATCAGGTCGCTGTGGTATTTCCTGCGGGCACTGGCACACAGTATGCGAGCGAACTGGCGGACGCCATCGCGACGTCTGACAAGTGGCAGGCCGTAAGGCTTACCGGCGCTGCGTTCCAGCTTCAAGACGCGCCATACACCAGTTCGGTGATTGAGGATGTTGATCGCGCCCGCATCGTGGTTACAGTACCCTACACCTGTTGCGCCTGATTTGGCGCAATTCTGCGCGTGCTGTATCATTAAACCGTATATCTAAACAGGAGCTTTATTATGGGTTATCAACTTCCCAACGGGTCCAGCGTCCAGATCGGGTCCGTATTAGGCAGCGGCATCGCGGTTACGGCAGCTACCAACGCCGCCGCGTCGATCTCAGACCTTACGCAAGGTTGCGTAATTACCTGCGCGGCTTCGCATGGTCTGGTTGTTGGCGACGTTGTTATGTTCACTAAAACCCCGTGGGTCCGAGCGCTTAACCGCGCGTTCATCGTGGGTAAAGTGGATACTAACTACGTGACGCTGGCGCGCTTCGATACTCAAGACGTCACAAAATACCCTACCGGCGCTTTCGGCGTAGGCACGCCGGGCGAAGTGGTGAAGGTGTCGAGCTTTATCGACTTCCCGTTTATCACTAACGTTGCAGTGTCGGGTGGCGACCAGCAGACCACCACCTTCCAGCCGTTGCAGGTGAATACCGCGATCAGTCTGAACACCACGAAAAACCCGTTGGTACAGACTTACACCTTCACCCACGACGAAGAAGACCCGATCCGCCCAATCCTGGAAGACCTGGACGACACACAGAAAACCACTGTGATTAAGTTCACTAACCCAGCGGCAGCAAGCGGCAAAGGTGAGATTCGTATTTACCCAGCTAAGGTATCTTTCCAGAAGATTCCGTCCGCTGAAGTAAACAACGTGGAAACGGTACAATCCACTCTGACCATGCAGTCTGATATGGTTATCTACCGTAAGGATCTGGTCGAGGCATTGTCTTGATTTGGTCGCTTAAATAGCGAGTGATAATATGGGGCCAGCACGGCCCCTTTTTTATTGGAGAATACTACAATGGCTAAAGCACCACTATTTACACTTGACCCTAAGCCGACCTTTAAGCTGCCGATTGAGATCCCGCGCCCTGGTGAGAACGAGCCGGGGAAGATGACTTTCACCGTCCGCCACCGCCCTATCGACGAATTTTCGCAGACCATGCAGGACACCGAACGCAAGTTGTCGGAATATGACGACAATGACCCGGACGGCTTTAACGTTATGGTCGAGGCCATCATGCACGTCGCAGAAGGCTGGAATCTGCCGGACGAATTTAACGCGGAGAACGTCCGCCGCCTGGTGGTCAACTATCCACGCGCGTTCGGTGTGTTCCACACGTCGTACTATCTCGAACTGATGGGGTTGCGTGAAAAAAACTAATTGAGGCGGCGCGACGCTTTTATGGCCCGCCGCCACCCTCCGAAGATTTAGCCGCAAGTTTATGGGGTGCGGCCCCCGAAGATGTTTGTCCACCTGTTGCGCTGTGGCCTGACAACGCGAAGATAGTCGCAGTCTTCACAGATTGCGCCACGCAATGGCGCACCGGATTTGGTGGCGCATACGGCATCGACTACGGCGTGCTGGAGTGGTTATTTAAGATGCACGGTATCGAAAACGAGCAGCGTGCGTTTAAAGATATCAAGCTAATGGAACGAATCGCGCTTGATGAGATGGCGCAGCAGAACCCCGCATAATGAAGCGGGACAGGCGGGACGTCCCGTTTTGTCCCACCCCTGTGAAACTGCATACCTACTCACTTCCATTGCATAATAAAAAGCGGGACAAGCGGGACGTCCCGTTTTGTCCCACCCCACAAAAGTGCATACGTATTCGGTTTTCGTGCATAAAACAAACGGGACAGAAAGCGGGACAAACAAGAGGCGGGACAAAGCGGGACAGCACCCCGTCCCCGCCAGTGCTGCCGCGGTTTTCAGCCGATCGGGACAGCGGGACAGCACCCCAGTCTTTCAGACTAGACGGGGGTCAGTGGCCCCCCTCGTCTGAGACTGAATAAGGTTTGTTTTGAAATAGCTGATACAATATCCATCGGCAACTGCATAAAAAAGGGGACTGCATAATGGCAGATCAGGCAGCAGGCATCACGCTAAAGGCTGATGTTGCACAAATCAGAACGGCAAATACTGTGCTGGACTCCTTCGCACAGAAATCCGAGAACACAGAAAACAAGGTTAAGAAATTAAACGACACCCTCGGCAAATCCAAAAAGGTGACGAGTGACGCCGCGGGCGGAATGGAAAAGCTGGCAAACGAATCGCAGCGCGCCGCCGATGGCATGACTAAACAGGAGCGACTCGCCAACAGGTTAGGGATGTCGACTAAAAACCTGGGCTTTGCCTCGCGTAACGCCGCATTCCAGCTACAGGATATTGCGGTAACGCTTGAGATGGGGATGCCGGTTCACCGCGTCATGCTTCAGCAGTTACCGCAGCTAACTGGGGCGTTCGGTGGACTGGGTAACACGCTGCGTTATGTTGCGGGCTTCCTCGGCCCAGTAGGGATCGGCCTCGCCGCCGTAACGGCAACGTTAGGCGTGGGCGTGGCAATTACGTCCCGCGCAGAGAACCAGGTCGCCGCGCTTAACAAGACGCTGGCGCTGTCAGGTAACATTTCCGGCCTCACTGCAAACCAGATCCTGGTGTTATCCGAGAACGCCGAGCGCATGGGCGGATCATTCCGCAAGACGCGTGACACAATCCAGGCGCTGGCGGCGGCGGGTGTGAAAGCGGGTGGTGACTTCGGCGCATTGGCTAAGGTAGTTAATGACTTTGCGAAGGTGTCCAGCCAGCCGATCGAGGATGTGGTGGCGGCGGTGGCGAAGCTGTCAACCGACCCCGTTGGCGGACTGCGTGCGCTGGCGGATAAGTATCACGTCGTAAACGAAGCGCAGATCCAGCAGGTGCAGTCACTAGTGACGGCTGGTCGCGAAACCGAAGCGGTGGCGCTGGCTAACAAAACAGCCGCAGCGTCGTTTACCACTATGACCAATGAGATCAAGTCCAACATGGGTACGCTTGAGCGGTCGATGAACGTCGTTATATCGGCAGCTAAATCTATGTGGGATGCCATCCTGGATGTCGGGCGCGCGCAGTCCTCGAATGAGTCAGAGATGAAAGCGCGTGAATCATTGCAGCGACTGACCACGGCTTACTATGCCGAGATGAAAGCGGTAAACGCTGCCGGTGGGGTGATGACCGAAGCGCAGAAAGCGCGTATTAACATGCTTTACAGCGAACTGGTAGCCCAGGAAAAAGTAGTGGCGTCGCTCACCCTGCGCAACCGTGCAGAGCGAGACAACGCAAGTGCCGCTGACGAAGCAGCAAAGGCGAACGAAGAGGCAAACCGCACCGCCCGCGACCGCGCCGCGTTTGAGAAGGAGTACGCAACCAACGCGAAGAGGCGCGCCGACGAGATCGCCCGCCTCAATTTGCTTAATAAGCGCGGCGTGATTGACGAGAAAGAGCTTGCCGAGGCGGTGAAGCAGGTCAACGAGCGGTACAAAGACCCCGCCCCGAAGAAGGCCGCCGCTGTTCGAGTCGATGCCGGGCTGAAAATGCTGGAAGTAGCACGGAGCGAACTGGCCCAGCTTCGAGAATCCGGCAAGCAGATCGAAGCCAACGCATCGACGCAGACCCGCACGCAACGCGCGCAGGCGGCCCTAAACAAGCTGATCGCGGATAATGAGCAGTTAATCGCAGCAAGCAAAGAAAGAGCACTAACGGCAGCAGAAAAGCAGCAGATGGTCGAATTCGGACGCGTGAAGGAAGTACGCGAGCAGATCGTCGAAGAAGCCAAATTGCTGGACGCGAAAGAGAAGCAGGTCAAGGCGCACGCGCAGATCGACTCCTTCGTTAAGAACCAGAACGCCGAGCTAAAAGCCACCGCGGCGGGCTATGCGCTTTCCACTCGCGAAGCGGCTAACCTGCGCGAAGAATTACAGCTGATTGACCGCCTTAAGCGCGTTGGTGCTAACGATACCGATATTGACCTGGCGGTGTCTAAGCTGCGCGAAGTGCAGGAAGCACAGACCGGTGCTAACGCCTCGCTATGGGATGGCTTCAGCCGCGGGCTTAAGGATAGCGTGGATGAAATGGGTAGCGGCTACACGCAGATGACGTCACTCACAAAATTCACGTTCGGCGCTATGCAGGACACGATGAACGAGTTTTTCGAGGCTGGCAAGCTGAACGCAAAAGATATGGTTAAGTCCATTCTGAGCGAATTAATAAAGCTGGCTACCTCGCAGGCGTTCAAGTCCATCGTTAGCGCTTTCGGTGGCGACGGCGGCAAAAACGGATTGTTCGGCGCTATCTTCTCCGGCCTCACTAAGAATGCGGACGGCGGAGCGTACGCAGGGGGCAATCTCGCGGCCTATTCGGGGCAGGTGGTAAGCCAGCCAACCTTTTTCAGTTATGGCGTCAAGGCGTTCGCTAAGGGCGCAGGATTGATGGGTGAGGCCGGACCCGAAGCCATCATGCCACTGAAGCGCGGCCCGGACGGCAAACTTGGAGTCGCCGCTGCCGGTGTAGGCGGGGGGATGATTGTAACGACCAACGTTAACATGGGGACCGGTAAGACGGATACCAGTGTTAGCGGACCAGACCCGCGCACCGCGCAGGCGTTCGGGAAGCAAATCACCGAGTCGGTCAAGGCCGAGATCGTGAAGGCGACGAAACCGGGTGGTGTACTTTACAAACGATGATAAAATGGCCCTCACTACAACGTGGGGGCTTTTTTATGTCACAAGGTACAATCACACTAACGAAAGGAAGTAAGACCGTAACGGGCGCGGGGACGGCGTTCCTGAGCGAGATTGGGAAGGTCCGCGTATTTGCCCGCATCGACGGCAACGACTACACCGGCAAAATTGCAGCATTCAACTCTAACACCGTCATCACCCTGGCGGATAACTGGGCAGGTCCGACAAAAGCCGGTGTGGCTTATGAGCTAATCGAAGCGCACGACCCGCGGTCAAACGAATGGCCATATTACTGGCACATGCAATTGCAAGGCGGCGGGGACGTGCAGTTAGCTTTCCGGTCCGAGGAATTGCAATTTGGTAACGGTTACGGTCAGAACATCGCGGACGGCCCGAACGCCGAAACGAAACAGTTCCCCGTGCAATTCATCGGACTTACTACTGACAAGTGGTGCGACCCTAAACTGGTTTACAACTTTCTTCGCGGTCACTTCGTCAAGCCGTTTGTTGTCACCGCGCCGGATGGCGAAACAGGTTTATTCGTGGTCGAGCGTTCGAGCTTGTCGTACACTGACAACGGGCACTACACGGCAACTGTGTCCGCCACCCTTAAGACAGCTATTGGATTCGTAAGATGAATAAACTATATCGCGAGGCGACGCGCTTTGACCCATCGGGACGCGTTCGCCTGATTCACATTGATGCGCAGGACGTGGAACCAGGCGACGGCGCGATCGGCGCGGGCCATCACTATTTTCACTATTGCTTTATTCCGCACACTGCCGAGGATATTGCCGCCGCAGGTGGTGACGAGGACAAGCTAAAACCTAAATCCATCTTCTTCGGCGGGCAGGAGTTCGAATTTTGGCCCTTCGATTTGTCCGGCCTTAACTTCTCCACATCAACGGCAGCAGAACCGCAGCTAACTATTGTCGATATTGGCGGCATAATAACCCGGCTGTCGCTGAATCACGACCAGCTACTGGGCGCGAAGGTTGAGATCATTGATACGTTCGCGAAGTTCCTGGACAACGGGACAGATCCAGACCCGACGCAGAAACGAGTTCAGGAGTATTACATTGACTCGCAGGTCGGGCGCAATCCTGGCAAGCAAATCACCTTCGCACTATCCTCTCCTGCGGATATGGAAGGGCAGGTCGTCCCGCGTCGCCAAATCATGAACATGTGCGAATGGGCGTTAAATGGGAAGTACGCCAGCGGGGACGGTTGCACGTGGAACCTTGCGAAGCCCGGCATCAAGTATTACGACGAGCGTGGTAATGAAGTCATTGCAATGAATATGGACCGATGCGGCGGCTGTTTGTCCGACTGCTATCTTCGTTTTGGGCAAGGGCTTGCGGACCCTAAAGCTGCGGTGCTGGACTTCGGTGGTTTTCCTGGGTCCAAATTAATCAAGGGGTAGCCATGTTAACGAAAAAGGTTAAAAGCGATATCGCCGCGCACGTTGCGGCATGTCTGCCTGAAGAAGCCTGTGGCCTGGTTGTCATGGTGGGCCGCAAACAAGTATTTGTCCCGTGCATGAACGTATTCGAAGACCCGACCGGCGTGCGCTCACGCAGAGACGCATTCACGATTAGTGATATGGCCTGGATGGATGCCGAGGATATGGGCGACGTCGTGCGAGTAGTCCACTCGCATCCAGGCCAGCGAGAGCTTACACCCTCACTTGGCGACGTTAACGGATGCAACGGCAGCGGCGTAGTCTGGACCATCACTAACGAATATGGCGACTTTATCGAGATCGACCCTGAAGACCCGCCGCTGGTAGGCCGCCGATTTGTTCTCGGAATTACAGATTGTTATGGCCTCGTCATGGACTGGCACAAAAAGCAGGGTGTAAACCTGCCAGACTTCCGCGTGCCGTATAACTGGTGGGAGACAGGCGAAAATCTGTATATGGATAATTGGTACGGTGCTGGCTTCAGGGAATGCGAGGAGAATACGCCGGGGGCAATGGTCATCATGCAGATTAGCGCGCCTGTGCCTAACCACGCTGGGATATTCCTTCCGGGCAACCAACTACTACACCATATCTACGGCAGCCTGTCGAGCGTGATTCCCTTCCGGGCAGGATTTTTCCGCGACAATGTGGTTAAATGGGTACGTCATAAAGACCTAACAGGGAATATCACAGAATGGCAATGACCACGTTTAAATTGTACGGCGTCTTAGGGCGTCGTTTTGGTAAAGTGCATAAGCTGGACTGCTTCACACCGGGAGAAGGCATCACCGGCCTGTGTGTGAAGTTGCCAGGGTTACAAGACTTTTTAATGTCGGCCCACCTGGACAATATGATGTTCAAGGTGCGCAAAGGCAACCACACGATGACCGGTTATGATGAGCTTGGCGAGTTCCACGGCGACCGCGTCGTTACCATCGCGCCGGTTATGACGGGGGCAAAAAGCGGACTGGGCCAATTGCTGGCGGGTGTCGCGATTGTAGTGGCGTCGTTCTATACTGGCGGACTTGCTACTGCCGCTTTCGGGGCTTCGGCTGCAACCGCTGCCGCTATCGGTACGGCTACATTTTCGTTTGGCATGTCGCTTGCGCTGGGCGGTGCTATGCAATTGCTGTCGCCGCAGCCGAAAGGATTGCAGACCCGGCAGGACGTGGATAACAAAGCGTCGTACGCGTTCGGCGGGCCAGTGAATACAACAGCGCAAGGCACGGCGCTTGGTGTATTATGGGGCGAGCGTGAGATCGGCGGCGCTATTATTTCAGCCGGAATCGTAACCGAGGACTTGAACGAATGACGATTATCTACGACGTCACTGGGCATAAAGGCGGCGGCGGCAAACAGCACACCCCGCAGGAAACGCCGGATAGCCTGCATTCCCTGGCTAAAATTCGCATCTTGCTTGCGCTAGGGGAAGGGGAATTCGAAAGTATTACCAGCGACAGCGAATTACGGCAGCGTGTATATCTGGACGGCACGCCGATCCAGAACGCCGACCTGTCGGAAAACTTCCCCGGCGCGCGCGTGGAGTTCCGCCCAGGCACACAGCACCAGGACGTGATCCACGGATTTTCAGCGGTGGAAAGTGAGCAATCCGTAGGCGTAAAACTGGAAAACGGCACGCCGTGGGTGCGCCAGATTAACGACACCAGTCTTGACGCCGTGCGCATTCGAATCGGCATTCCGGCCCTGTACACCAACGAAGACAACGGCGACCTGGTGGGCGGGCGCATCGACTATAAGATAGTTGTGTATACGGATAACGCCGACCCGCGTGAGTTCAGATTCGCCGCCGTTGGTAAAACAATGTCGCTATATGAGCGCGACCACCGCATCGAATTACCTCCGAACGTTAACACCGGCTGGCGCGTGGAGGTGCACCGCATAACGGCAGACTCCACATCGGCGAAAGTGGTTAATGATATCCGGGTGCAGTCCATCACTGAGATTATTGACGCCCGCCTGCGTTACCCGCTAACCGCGCTGTTGTTTGTGGAGTTCGACGCCAAAGCGTTCCAGAACATCCCGCGCGTGTCCATTAAGTGCAAAGGTCGCAAAGTTCTAATACCGAACAACTACGACCCGATCAATCATACCTATTCCGGGGACTGGGACGGCACGTTTAAACGCGCATGGACGGATAACCCTGCGTGGCACTGGTACGATATTTGTATTACTGAGCGCTTCGGCCTCGGTCGGCGTATCAAACCGCAAATGCTAAACCGATACGCGCTCTACCAGATTGCGCAGCGCTGCGATCAGTTGGTCAGCGACGGCAACGGTGGTCGAGAAATCCGCTTTAAGAATGATATGTACATTCAGTCACAGACGGATGCCTGGACCGTGCTTAAGGATTTAGCCGCTATCTTTGCCGGTATGACCTGGTGGGGAAATCAGATGTTGAATATCGTCAGTGACCAGCCGGTCGCAGCGGTATCGCACACCATCACCAACGCCTCGGTCATTGATGGTCGATTCGACTACGCGTCCGGCAGCCAGAAAACTCGATATTCCACATTCGCGGTAGCATACGGCAACCCGAAGAACCACTATGAAGATGCCATTGCTACGGGGCAGCGTGTCGAACTGGTACGCCGCCATAAGATTAACCGTCTGGACATCACGGCGATCGGCTGTACGCGTGAATCTGAAGCGCAACGCCGCGGGCACTGGGCGCTAATCTCCAACCAGCTTGACCAGCAAGTTAGCTTTAAGGTTGGCATGGAGGGACTTTTCTTTATTCCGGGTAGCGTAGTCGCGATCGCCGATACAAACTTTTCTGGCGGCTTCGAGACACGCGGCGGTCGCCTGTTGTCGGACCCTGGCACGCGTACCGTGCTTAACACGGACAGCGAAATCACGTTCCGCCCAGGTGATAAATTCCTGGTACGCACCGATAGCGGTAATGTGGAGACTCGCGAGATTGCCAGCGTCAACGGCAACAAGGTTACGCTAAAAACCGCACTGGACGCCGACCCGATTCCTGATCAGCCGTTTTGCGTCGATGGCAACGATATCCAGTTGCAGAAGTTCCGCATCACCGACCTGGAATATGACGACTCTACCAGCACTTTTTCAGTGCGCGGGATCGAATACAACGATAGCAAATATGATGCCGTTGATAATGGCGCTCGCCTTGACCCAGGCATCTTTACGCAAGTGCCCGACGGTGTAATGAAGGGGCCGGAATCCGTGACCATCACCCCGTCGCAGATTTCATCGCAAGGCCAGCTAATCACCAACGTTGATATTGTATTCCCGCCGGTGAAAGATGCCGTGGTGTATGAAATCCAGTGGCGACGCACCAGCTTGCAGAATATGGAAATCCAGTGGGGTAACGACTGGGTAAACATCCCACGTACGGCATCGAACGGCGCGCACATCCCTAACGTGTTTTCAGGCAATTATCAGGCACGCGTCCGCGCGATCGGTATGGGCGAGATTTCATCCCCGTGGGTGTCTTCTGCCATCACGCCGGTGGAAGGTCGTCTCGGCGGTCTTAACGCGCCTATCATCACCAACGCGATTTCGGGCCTTCACCAGATTTTGTGGAAGTGGAACCACAATAACGCCGCGACGGATATTTCGTACACCGAGCTTGAAGTTCGCAAGACGGGTGAAACGGAATGGAAATTCCTAACCAACGTCCCATACCCGGGGTCGGAGTATGCGCAAACGTCGCTGGAGTTCGGCATCTATCAGCAGTTGCGCGCCCGTGTAGCGGATAAAATCGGCAACCTGTCGGACTGGTCGGACCCGTTTGAAGGGCAGGTGAGTGACAATGTTGACGAGTATATGAATGGGCTGGACGACGAGTTCTTGACTTCTGAGGACGGTAAACGCTTCCAGGAAGCGATCGACACCATGCCGCAAGGCATTTATGAGGCTATGCTCACCGACGCACAGCAATTGTTTAACGCCCGCGCCGAGTACAAGGGGATTTATGCAGAAATCTCGGTCGCGTATAACGTGGCGGCAGATGCCCACCAGGCGGTAGCGCAACTGGAAACGTTGATCGGTACTCGCCTTGACGATGCGGAAGCGGCAATCCACACGTTGCAGACCGCGCAAAGCACGCACGAGCAAGCGTTCGCCCAGTACCAACAAACTGTTGCCGCTAAGTTCGGTCAGCAGTCCGCCGCGATCGAGCAGAAGATGACGTCCTCGTTTAACCACTCCGGTGGTAGCGCCACATACAGCCTTAAGGCGGGTGTGACGTATAACGGTACTTACTATGATGCGGGTATGCAGCTTTCCGTTGTAACGTCGGGCAGCGCGGTTAAATCTCGTATCGCGTTCAAAGCCGACCAGTTCTACATCATGCACCCATCTAATGGGTCGCTTTCGTCCGCGTTCATCGTCGACGGAGGACAGGTGTACATCGACACGGCACGAATCAAGAACGCGTCCATTAACTTCGCACAGATCACGGACACGCTGCGGTCTAATAACTTCGTTGCGGGGTCGTCAGGGTGGAACCTGCCTAAATCGGGTAACGCGGAATTGAACAACGTAACGGTCCGCGGCAACCTGTACGCCACATCGGGTAACTTCGGGTTTTCTGGTGGGACCGTGACGATCGACAAGACAGGCGTAAACGTGCCGTTACCTGGCGGGGGGAGGGTGAAAGTCGGGACGTGGTAAATGCGAAGGGGCCATCCGGCCCCTTTTCAATACATATTCGGGATGACGAGTAGCGGGGTGGGTACGGCAATATTTTTACCTGGCATCTGGAATTGCTGCCGTGAGTAGTTGCCGATGACGCGGTTTTTAGCGACGCGCACATTATTACCCGCCATGCGTATTCCGTTCATGCGGACGTGGTTATAGCCCCCGTTGTTCTGAATCAGCGCGCCGGTGTATGAAAGCTGGATCAGGCTGTTTCCTATATTCTGGTCGCCCGTGCCGATGTTAATCGTGCGGTCATATACGAACGGCTTGTTCACCGTCGAGAACGTGACCTGATTCTGGTTATTTGTCATAGTGATCCCGGCCCCTGGCGTGGGTGGTGTATTGTTGAATATGACAAGGTCCATGTCCACCGAAGCCGCCACATCGTCGATGCCACCATAGGCCGCGTTGCGGACGATAATACTGCCACCATCGAAGCCTACTGATACGTTGCCGTCATCCCAGCGGGCGAACGGGACACCGCTAACGGGCAAGGCCATACTACCGTTGACGCGTACTCGCTGTGCGTATCGGCAGGTCATTAGCTTAGACACGTTGGATATGGCGGTGAAGTCCGTCGAGTTAGCCACCAGTAAACCTGCGTTTCGCGACCCAACCGGCAGCACTTCCATTATGACGCCAGCCCATTGTGGTAAACCAGAGTACGCGCCATACGCATCCTCCCCGCGCAGGGTGATACCACTATTACCGTTGCGAGTAACCGACGTAACGTAAAACGGATCTGGTATTACCAGTGTCTGGTCGAATACCTCAATCACCTCTACCGGGCGAGTGAGAGCGACGACGACCTGCGACCCCGCCGTAAGAGGGGTGTTAATGGTTAACGTCTTATTGGACTGTGCCCGCTGGTTAAAGCTGGTGCAGTATGACGGCGCGCGAAGTCCCGCGGTGATCTCCATGCGCGGTCTTCCGTCGTTATAGTCGATAAGTATTCCAGCGCCCATTATTACCACTCCCGTGATTTAACTGATACTGTGCCTGAGAAATTGCCGTCGCTATCTGAAGACAGCCCCGTGAATCGCATGTCCACATCTCCTGCCGGGACTTTTTGCCCATCAACGTAGCACAACATGCAGCTACCGTACGCAACCGTAATGCAATCGCCGTTGTTGCGTTCTACGGCGCAACCGGATAAAAGAACCGCACAAATCATAATTAAAGTTTTCATGGTATCATCCCCTATATTTGGTTGAGTTTTAGTATTACACCGCTCAACCAGGATTGCAACCAATTTAAGAGGATTCAGCTATGGCAGCGGGTACGCTATCTGTAACGAATAATAGCAAGGCTGTAGTAGGGGTCGGCACAACGTTTACTGCGTTTAAAGCTGGCGACTTCTTGACGCTGGTGGTAGGACAAGTCCCATACACCGTGGCAATCGCGTCCATTGAAAGCGCAACCGCGCTCACGCTGGTGTTGCCGTTCGACGGCCCAACGGCAACCGGCCTTGCGTGGGATGGTGTTAAGCGCGATACCATGTCACTGGCAACGATGGGCGTTACCGTACAGGCTCAAAAAGCATTGCGCTTGATGATTGCAGATGAAAACAACTGGCGTGCAATCTTCGGCGACGCTGAAGAAATCACGGTCACGCTGCCGAACGGGCAGGTGATGCAGGGTATGTCATGGGGATACCTGTCGCAGTTGATGAAACAGATCGACCCAGTGGAAATGCGCGACCTGCAGCAACAAGCCGCCGCATCGGAAGCAGCCGCGCAGAATTCCAGGAACGAAGCTAAAGGATTCAAGGAAGGCGCGCAGGTCATCTACAACAACACCAACCAGATTAAGACGGACACACAGGCTATCCACGACGCCACCAATACCATCAAGACGCAGACCAACCAGATTAAGACGGATACGCAGGCCATCAAGGACCAGACCAACCAAATTAAGACGGATACCGGAGTTATTCGCGATCAGGCCAACACCGCGAAGACGGACGCGCAAGCCGCCCGTGATGCCGCTCAGGGGTACAGGAACGAGGCCGAACAATTCAAAAACGAGGTTGACCCGTCTCAATACGCTAAGGTAAGTAACAACCTAACCGACCTCACTGACAAATCAGCGGCACGGCAGACCCTCAACGCAATCGGCGTTGGGGATTATGGCATTAACGGCAACGCACCTGGCGGAAGTTGGAACGAAGTTGACGGAAGCACCTATCTCGCTACCGTCTTCGGATCACCGATCGAGGGTACTTCGGCGGCGGGTCTGCATGTTAAGTTTGAGGAAAACTACGCGGTACAGTTCGCCGCACGTCAAAGCCGTTTTTTCTGGAGAACTAAAGAGAATGGTGCGCTGCAGAACTGGTGCGAAGCGGTGAAGCCGGGGGACTACGGACTTGGGATTGAATACTCATACGCGCCCCCAAATACGCAGGCTTGCTTTTTCTCGCAGTCGATCAGCACCCCTACATGGGCACCGGTAAACGGAGCAGGATTTCAATCTGCCTACACGCCCTCTCGTGTCGCACAGGTTATGGTCGGCGCGCTGCCAGCGCTCTACTATCGTTGGAACGACTCCGGCAACGCGCAAGTCTCCTCCACAACGAAAACATGGTCGCGGGTGCAAGATGCTGGTAAGTCTGACGCCCGTGTGAAGGATATTAAGGGCAATTTAAATGTGGAAGCGGCACTGGATAACATCAACCGCCTTGAGTTTAAGTTGTTCCGGTACACGTTTGACGAACCGGAGAGATCTACGCGACGCGGAATCATTGCACAGCAAGCGGCAACGGTTGACAGGGAATATGTGCACGACCACGAAGTGCCGGGGATGATGACGTTAGACTTAAACCCGCTTGTCGCGGATTGCCTGGCAGCTATTAAAGCGTTAAGAGCGCGTGACGAGGCGAACAAGGCCGAGATTGCAGAACTGAAAGCTGCCGTAGCTGATTTGAAAGTCGCGGTCGAGGCACTGACTAAAGCATAACGAGAAGGGGCAGTGCGGCCCCTTTTTTTAGTTTGAGTTTTCCCAGTCCATTTTGCGCCGCACCAGGGGGCTTTCGTAGTATTCCTTTCCTTCCACTTCCACTAAAGGCCAGTCATTAACAATCACGTATGGCTCTGCGATGTCCTCAATCACGCCATGCGCGCTTTGCGGCCCTAACGACACCCCCACCAGAATAACACCGGCAACTCGACGAGTGAGATACTCGCGAGCGCAACGCGCCTCTACCAGTCCGCGACGTATGCCGCTTGCGGCCTTAACCTCATATGTCCAGACGGCATCAATCATGTGTTCTTTGTAGTCGGGGCCGGACTTAACCTTGCGCTTGCCGACCATGATAATATCGCCGCGGTCGATAGTGTTAGCGCTAAACATGCCGGTACGCATTAGCAAACCTTGTGGAATACAGCTACGCCCGCCCGCCTGCCCTTCGAGGTACATGCCTGCAAACATCTCGCCCAGCACACCGACAAGACGGCTTTGCTTGCACGCGTCAGACTTGTATCTCCACTGGTCAAACTCGATGCTTGCTATCATTGCCGCCAGGTGGAATTGTTTACCAGATATTTCGTATTCGCCGTACATTGTGGATCCTTCATTGATGCGGGCCGAAGCCCGCTATTAGCATTATTTAAGTGCGCCAGTCACCAGTGTTTTTTCCATATTACGGAAATCTTCCGGCGTCATGAGGATTTTGGACCCATCCTCGCCAGTGAGCACGACAATAGGCTGGACGTCCTGGGCTACGACGCCGAAATCGGCGGCTTTGACAGTCTTGCCCGCAGATGCCGAAGGACGCCACGTTCCGCCGGTGGAGATGGGCCAGCCTTTGAGGCTGTCGAATTGTGCTGCCGTTGTATCGATCTGAATCTCGTCATGCACGGTCATGTAAGACTCACCCAGCAGTGCGGCATATGCTACCAGGTCCACGATGTTATCTTCCTGGTGCTTACGGTGCTGGCGCACCAGCTTCAGGCAGATCAGGAAGGTCCAGGCTTCTTGCTCGGTAAGGTTGCGCCCGGTAAGCGCGTTAAACACGGCGGCGACCTGTTTAGCGCTGCGTTCGTCTTTCGCGTTGTCATAGCCGTTTTCTTTCCCGCGCTGTTCCATAGTGGTGGCGGCGTTTTTGCAGTATTCGTATGCTTTCATGGTTTGTCTCCTTTTAGGGGAGGCGGTATTGCCTCCCGATGTGGTTAATATAGTTGGTTGCATTATTGGTTGCAAGTGAATTTTGCAAGATTCACAGAATAAATATGCGGGACCAGTTCTTCACACGCCCGTTTGATGGCGGCGATGTTCTTCGCGCAGTCGTCAATGATGACCAGTTCGTTAACTTCTGCATAGCACACCAGGCCAAATACGGAACGGGCCTTGTACTCTGGAGGCGGCGTGTCATCAAGCATATGGCGTAAGAACAGACGACCTTTCGGGAATCTATCCAATTGCTCTTTCGTTGACTCCCAGCAATCTGACTGGCGGTTTGACAGGTACGCAATGTCGAAGCCCTGTTTAGCGTACATGCGCAATAACGGCAGCATGTCATAATTAATGTCTTCGCGGACGTGGGCCTTATGCCACTTCGCCCAAAACGTTGATTTAGTCTTGATCCCCGGAACTAGGTCGTCGCGCACACTGCTTGACCCGTTGATAACGCCATCTAAATCGCAAATCAGTAGTTTCATTTTAATTCCGCCATTAAATTTTCACGTACAATACGGGCCGAGAATGCGTCGCACACAAGATGGCAACGCGCCGTCATGACAAGCCAGCCAGTTAGGTCAAGGCCCAGCAATTGATGAGGTTGGCTTGCGCGCCTTACTTTATTTCCAGGGAAAACCTGGTAGCGTTTAATTATTTCATCCACGACGCGAGGACTTCGGTCGACGACTAAGATATTCATTTAATTCACCTTCGCTCATTATTTCGATTTGTGCGCTGCCGTTTGGCGGCACTTCTTCAAAGATTATCAATTGCTGGCACTTGTTGTTGCTCGGCCCGACCTTACCGGTGACGGCGTGTATAAACCGGATCCGCCAGTCCAGCAAAATAATCAGGTTTGCAGTCTTCCTGGCCAGCTTCGCCCACTTCGTCGACGTGTCCTGATTCAGTAGCATGACGGTCCGGCGTCCGTGCGCAGCGCACTCTACCCACGGCAGCGGATCGGAGTACGGCGGATTGCACCACTTCCACCCTTTCAACTCTGCCCAGTCCACATCAAGCGCGCTGTGCTCCGCCGTGAAGTAACGCGGTAGCAGGTGGTTGGCATCGCTTGCCGCCATATCGTAACGGAATCGGTACTTCCGACGCAGTGGTTTAAATAAAGCTGGCGGCGTGCGCCAGCCATCTTTTTGCTCACTCTTCTGCATGATCTGGATCTATCGCGTACAGGGCAATCTTGTCACCTTTTTTCAGGATTCGCTGCAATCGCTGCGTCTCCGACACACCTAAAGGGCGCGCATCCGGGTAGAATTTGCCGTTTGTGGGGTTGCGCCATGCCATACGTACCAGGTCTTTACGGTCGATCTTAGACTGGCGACCTTTGGGGCGCACGTACGCCTCGGCCCGTTTGCAATGCTCGCGCAGACCTTCGGCAGTGATGCGGTTTAGCGCGACGGAGGTTGTGTACCCGGTGCGCTGCATAATACCCATCAACTCATACAGCAGTTCGAAGCGCTCCTCTAATTCCTTGCGCGCCTTCTCCTCGCCTTCATAGCTCGCCAGGTAGGTGTCCGCCAGCGCGCTAACACGTTCGGCCTGTTCGCGGGCTTCGAGGCATTGCGCGGCCCAGTAATTTTTCTCTTCTTGTAAAATTTTCATCGTGTTGTCTCCAGGTATTAAAAAGGGCGTCCAACCGGACACCCTTAAGATAATGCAACCAATCTAATTATGCAACCAATTTACGCATAAAAGTTAGGGTCGCGTGCAACGTCTACCAAATACAGATTGCTGATTCGGTTGCCGTAGTGCCCTGGTGTGCGCTGGCGGCACACAACGGCGAAGCCTGGAGGGATTGTATTGCCCGTCTCAATAATCCACGCCACGCGTGCGCCAGACAGCGTCTTTCCGTTGCATTCGATACGTGTTCCGCCGTCGGCAGTATTGATGTTGCCAATCTTGCAGCCGGCGGACTTCAGACGGATGACTCCGGTTTTGCTGTCGTAGGTGAATAGCTGGTTAGTCATTGCGACCGAAAAATCGATGGTTTCGTATGTAGCGTTCATTTTAAATTTTCCTCGTTAACCGCTATCGCGAAGCCGCGCGGAGTGAGTGAGCGGATTAATTTTGTACGAGCGGATTTACCACCGAGGCGACTATACTGTTTCGAGTACCCTTTTTCAACGAAAACAGGTTTCTTCTCTGGCATACGGAAGCCGTTGCCGGTCCATAAGCAAGTCAGCTTCGGATATGAATCGCGGGCGTTGATGTATTCCGGGAAGAGCGGGTGTACGTCATCCTCCGGCAGATACCCCCCATACTCCCACGGGTCGAACGAGTGATCCGGCTTGCGCCACTGGGTGGAAAGCACACTGCGCGGATTCTCAATCATATATGGCACTTCGAAGAAGTCACCCAGGTAAGCGGCGATCTTCGCGGTGCGCACCGCCTTAAGCTGAAAGGCGGGGTCTTTTGCACGTTTGCGCGGGAAAGCTGGCGCGCCGCTCACTGCCAGATCCGTGCACGGAGGAAACGCATAGATGATATCTGGCGTACCGAAATCGCCATTCATCGCACGGTCTACAAAGTCCAGATCGATAAACTCATTGCGATACCGGATTCCGCGACCATAAATCCGGTAGTCAAGGTAAGACCCGTGATCGGCTTCGGAGTAGTTGAAGCAATAACACTTATGCCCCATCTCAGCCGCACGCTCAATCATCAAGCCGCTGCCGTCAAACAGTGACCAGATTGTCATTTGCGCGCCTTTTTAGCTTTCATGTATTCCATCAAGTCGTCCTGAATATCCCGCTTACTGTCGCGACGCTCGGCGACCAGTTCGTCCAGTGTTCCGCGCGCCTGGATAATGTAGACGAATACCGGACGGGGGTGTCCTGCTTGCATCTGGCGAACCGGCCCGATACGTTCAACGATCTGCGAAAAGTGCTCAAAGTTCCAGGTATCGGAGAAGATTGCCAGGTGATGACCGCCGTCCTGCAAGTTAAGGCCGTGGCCCGCCGATGCCGGGTGCGCAAACATGATGGGGATCTCGCCTCTGTTCCACGCTTCCATATCCTTATTGCCCTGCTTACCTTTACCCAGCGCAACGCCGTGCGGAAATTTCTTCTTAAGACGTGCCAGGTCATGCTTGTACTGATACGCAACGAGCAACGGCGCACCGTTCAACTCCTCCACGATACTTTCCAGCGCGTCCAGCTTCGCGTCGTGAATCTTCACCCACTTGTCGGTCCGTTCGCCGTCTTCATCCACCTTATACACGGCCCCGGATGCAAGCTGAAGGCACTTAATTGTCTTCGATGCCGCGTTCGCCGCTTCCACTGTTCCGCTTTCCAGTTCGGCAAATAGCTCGCTTTCAAACTGGTCGTAGATCTTGCGGGCTTTCTTCGGCAGGTCCACAACAACCGGCGTATAGATTGGCTTGTCGCATCCGAAGTATTCAGCCGCGTCAACGGTTAGTGATACGTCAGACAGGCGTTGTTGTATTTCTTTCTCGGAGTTCTTTAGCGGGGCGTGCTGCATCGTGAAGCTTCCAGGCTTAACAGGCTTGCTAATGAACCAGCGATCGGTGAATGCCTTATAACTACTGCCGAGTCGTTCGCCACCGTCGACAAACCACGTCTGCCCCCACAGGTCTTTTAGCCCGTTTGGCGCTGGTGTGCCGGTCAGGTTAATCCAGCGCTTGACGTGTTTATGTGCAATCGCTGCCAGTGCGCGGGCGCGCTTGCTCCCCTGCTTGCTACGATAGCCTTTCAGCTTAGTCGATTCATCGGCAACAACGACCGTAAAGGGCCACGCATCGCCGTAATAGTCGACCAGCCACTCAACCACATCGTAGTTAACACAAACCACGTTAGCGTCGCTCTCAAGCGCGGCAATACGGTCCTTCTCCGGTCCGGTGCCGTCTACGACCAGCAGGGATGAGAAC